TAGTGAATTTTCCATTGATGAGTGCGCCACGTCCACACCGTTTATTCTGAACCAGAACCAGAACGTAAGCGTTGATCCAGATGATGACGCGAGTTGCGCGTTAAATGATACGAAGAACTGGCCACCCTCTGAGACAACCAGCCTTGATGCTGGCGTGCCATTGGCAATGCCCGCAGCCAGTGTTGGTGTAAATGTCAGAGCGTATGCCGTGTTAATGGTTGCGGCAGTCTGGTCAGTGCTGACAACGCCATCGTAGTGGCCATCCTCAAGCACAATCTGACGCCACTCACCGTTCTTTGAAACAACAGGATAGCCTAAAGCATTATCCCATAGCATCACGCCATTCTCAGAGGCCGATGAGTAAGTTTCCTTGAAGCCGAGCTGGTCTAAAGCTCGGCCAAGGTAGCGCCGCATATTCTCAGCCCATTGCTTTATATCAAGCGTGATAGGTGGAAGTATTCGGCTCATCTTCGGCCACCAGCTACAGCGTCAAGCCGCATAATGCCAACGCGCCAATCTGACGCCGCATTTCCTGTAACCCGCATCCTAATCTGACGCCCGGTAAAGCGCAGACTTGTTGGGTTGGCCATGTTGTATGGGCCATAGTCGCGCTCAGTGTCCGTCGGATAAAAACGTGTCTTAAATGTGGCATTTACATCACCCAGCGTGTTTTCGTCTGGGATCATGCCGCGCACAGCCATCACGTTCTCACCTACGCCCAGCGCAATTGGGCCTGTCTCGGCAAAAGGAGATTGGCCACCGTAGTCGAAGCCAATTTCTTGCTCATACAAAACGCCATCTGCGGCAATCCAAAACGGTTGACGGAATACGCCGCGATCAACGCCAGCGGTGCGGTCAATCTCGCCAGTGGTCCAAATGTTTTCTGCGTAGTCAAATGCAACGTAGCTGTCGCACTCTGTCCCGCTGGAGCTTGGGTAAAACCACCAGATTTCATTAAAGCGGCTGTTGACTACAGCGTGAACCTTTGACCGCTGGTCATTGTTCATGTCGCTAAAAACATAATCTGCAACTTCGCACGGCAAGTCTCGCACAGAGCCACCAGCGTAGATAAAGAATGAGCGCTGGCCCATCCACACTACGCCTTCGTCAATAGATGCAGCGGCGTTAGACGCAATTAAGCCACACGACGTGCCGACGCGCTCAAAGCCGTAAACAAACGGAGGGCCGCTGTATGTGGCTGTGTGGGCGTCCTGATCTGTTAAGATGAGCGACTGCCCGCGTGTGCGCAAACCCTTTAAGATTGTGCCGTTGGTTTGGATTTCAATGTCACCAGCTTCGTTTGTCGCCGCTGGTGTCCAAGTGTTGTTATCCTCACGGTCTGACCACGCAACCTTGCGAGGGTTGCCGCCTGCGCCAAATGCAAACACAAATCGTTCTTCCGTCACCATCATGCCGGAGCAGTCCACTGGAGCGTTTGATAATACTGCCGCTGGTGTTGCGTCGTTGAGTTGCCACTCGTAAATCTTGCCGTCATCCGCCGTTGCGGCCAGCAAGTATTCACCCCAGTTCTCCAAGCTCCATGTGGTCGCCGGGAAAATAGTTCCGATGTCCTCTGACGGCAGGCCGTAAAGGCTGGCTCCGTAAACACCGCCACCGTAGCTTGTAAAAGAGGTTGCATCCACGCGACCAGTAGTGAAGCCAGAAGGCGTGATGTCGCTCACGGCGTTACCAGAAGTCATTGCATACAGCTTGTTGGCCGTGCCAAAGGCAACGCGACGATTGCCGCTGTTGTCTTCCCACGCAACCATTGTGCGTGTTACGCCGTCAAGATCAACGCTTCCGCGCTGACGCCAACCGCCAACTGGGCGCAAAGCACCCTCATGCCAGCGGATCAAGTTGCCATCACGCCAGCGGCCTTGAGACTGATACTCAGTGCCGTTTCTGTATTGGCCCGCTGGAATGTTGAGGGGGATTAACGGCATGGATAACCTCTATGTTTTCACTAGCATCTTTGTAGCAGATATTGCCGTTCCCGCCAAGACGCTTGGGTCAGCAGGGGTTGTGCCTACCGTGCCATCTGTCTGGACGTAGTATTGCTGACCAGCGGTGAGGCCTGTCTGGTTTGTGGACACAGTGCCTACGATGTCAACGGTTGCGCTGTTGCCGTCAGCTACAGCGCCGCCTGTGGAGATACCGATGTAGTTCTCGGAGGTGAGGTTGGTTTCATTGTAGGCGGGATGATAAGTAAACGCTGTGCCGGATTTATTAGCCTGCCGATCTCGGTAAACTATAACTGACTCTTTTTCACCAGCATCGTATGTTGTCCCAAAGAACATAGAAGTGTCAGTATTGTCAAGAAACATCACAGGTGTCCCAAAGCTGATGGACGTACCGCTTACTGTTCCTGTAACGTAAAAGCCATCGCCACCGCCACCGTAGGCTGTGACTATTTTTTGGGCCGCAGCGTGATAAGTTGTTGAAATGTATGAATTGCTTTGAGCGCCAAACACTACAGGGCTACCAAAACTAATTGATGTTCCACTTACAGTTCCAACCGCAGCGGTCCCACGACCTGAGTTTCCGCCATCGTTATAGCAAACAACAACTTTTTTAGCATTAGCGTCGTATGCAGCCGATACATAGGTGCAGGAAGCTACCTCAAAAAAGGAACTAGAACCAAAACTGATAGAAGTACCACTAACAGTTCCTACAGTTGCCGTTCCATAACGCTGACTGTTCCAAGGATAAGCTATAACAATTTTTTCAGCAGAAGCATCATAAACAACTGAGGTGTAGTCGTAAACAGGAACACTAGCAAACACAACCTCTGACCCAAAACTTATAGACGTACCGCTTACAGTTCCAACAGCAGCAGTGCCGTAATCACTGTTTCCACCGTCTCTATACGATACAACTATTTTTTGCGCAATTGGCTCGTAGGCACAAGAAACATAAAGAGTTTGGGCATTATTAAACACTCCAAGCGAACCAAAACTGATAGAAGTACCACTAACGGTTCCTACAAACGCAATGCCCCTGTTTGAAGAGGATTCACTAGCGGCGATCACTACCTTTTGGGAATTTTCGTCGTAAGTGCAAGAAGTGTAAGATGTAGCTGCGCTGCGAAACACCACTGGCGACCCAAAACTGATAGCACCTCCGCTAACCGTGCCGACGACCGCAGTCCCGTAACTACTGTTAGCAATATCACTATAAGCCACAACGATCTTATTAGAATTGGCGTCATAAGTGACGGAATTGTAATTTGACTCAGAGGCCTCATAGACAGAGGGTGTGCCAGAAGCCTCACTTACAACTGTTTCCGAAATAACGCCAACAGTGCCGTCAGCGTTCACAACAACAGGCTTACCATTCGGCAGTGTCCCAGATGCAACGGCCTTGAGCTTACCGCCCTCTTGCTTTGGAATGGTATCTAGTGCCATGTCTTAGCCCTTCACGATAAGTTTGGTTGCAGCTACAGCAGTGCCAGCAAATACACTTGGGTCTGCTGGTGTAGTCCCCAGTGTGCCGTCTGTCTGGACGTAGTAGCTCTGACCTGCGGTCAAGCCAGATTGGTTCTCGTCCACAGCGCCCTTGATGTTGATCTTAGCAGCTTTGCCATCAGGGGTGCCTGTAGCGGCTGTGCCGATGTAGTTGTCGGAGGTGAGGTTGGGGACTAACTCAGATGTAGAGAATACTTGAGCAGTACCTGTGCTGGAGTCATCAAACATAACTACAACTTTTCCATCTAAGTTATCCCTAGACATAGAAGGGTAGACAGATGCAGCTGTCTTAAAGACAATCGGTGTGCCGAAGCTGATAGACGTACCGCTAACAGTGCCAAGAATTATAGTACCGTGGCTTGAGTTGCCGCCATCCGCATAAGCTATAACAATTTTACTAGATATAGGGTCAAATATAGCGGCAGGGGTTGACGCCGAAGAAGTAGTGAAATTGACTTTACTACCAAAACTTACGGAAGTACCACTAACAGTACCAACAACCGCACCTCCCCTATTAGAATTAGCTTCATCACGAAACGAGACAACTACTTTACCTGCGCTACTGTCGTAAGTTGAAGTAATATCAAACGTGCTAGAGTCGTTAAACACAACTGTACTTCCAAAGCTGATAGAGGTTCCACTTACAGTTCCCACAACGGCAGTCCCCTTGTAGGAGTTAGCACTGTTAGAGTAAGTTAACACAACCTTGTTAAGCGTGCTATCAAAGGTGGATGCTATAACTTGAAAACCCGTGGACCCTACAACTGAGGAAGAACCAAAGGAGATAGAAGTGCCAGAGACAGTTCCAACAAAAGATAAACATCTGTCTGAAGAGGTGTTACTCTCACGAATAAAAGCAACAACTTTTCCTGAGTTAGAGTCAAAAGTAGAAGCGGTCTCCTGAAGTGAGTCATTGAAAAACTGATTATAAGACCCGAAGCTAATAGATGTTCCACTTACAGTAGCTACGACTGCTCTAGGGCGATTGAAGGGGACATAACGATAAATAATTACGACTTTATTGGACGCACTATCAAAAGACAGAGAAAAAGCTGTTGTGTTACCGCTTTCAAAAACAACAGGTGTACCAAAACTAATAGAAGTTCCAGATACTGTTCCCACAACAGCAGTTCCATAATCTGAATTAGCTAAATCACTATAAACTATAACAACTTTATTAGAGTTTGTGTCAAAAACTGAATCGTATTGGTTTGGACTAATAGAGCCAACTGCCACATTGGAGCCTGCGGAAGGATTAAATACAAGTCCTTCTTCAACAACACTCACAGTCCCATCTGAGTTTACAACAACAGTGTCACCCGTGGACAACGCACCACTGGCAACGGCCTGTACTTCTCTCGCTTTTCCAGCGTTACCAATGATGCGCATTTAGATTATTCCTCGTCGTCGAGTGTCGGGTCTACCCAATCAGGGTTCAACGTCCATGTAGTGCCGTCAAAGAAATACTTGTTGCCAGACCAATCGCCTGGGGCGTTTGTCACGTTGTCAGTGACGGTCACTGTGGTGCTGTTCAAGTCACCAATGATGAACTGTGCAGGATCACCCACTGTGATGTTGTCAGCAGTAGCAGTGATGGTTACGTCATCAGCAAGCAGGTACTTTGACAAGCCGCTTGATGTTTCAACGATGGTCTTCATGGGAATTACCCTTTCACGATAATAGAGTTAGAAGAGATGGCCGTTCCAGCCACAACAGACGGACTAGCAGGGGTTGTACCCAACGTGCCGTCAGTCTGCACATAGTAAGTCTCGCCAGCCGTTAAACCAGATTGGTTCTTGTCCACGGAGCAAGTCGAGTTGATCGCTGCGGATTGACCGTCAGCGTAGCCGCTATTGGCAAAGCCTACGAAGTTCTCGGAGGTGAGATTAGTGGAGGTGTAGGCGGGTTGGAAGACTGCCGATGTTCCATAACCAGAGTTTCCACCATCTCTATAGGCTATAACTATCCCCTGAGCGTTAGCATCGTAAGTACTTGACATGTTAGAAACACTGCCGCTTTCAAAAACTACTGCACTATCAAAACTAATGGAAGTACCACTAACCATACCTGAAATAGCTGTTCCATATCCAGAGTTGCCATTGTCGGTGTAAACTATAACAACCCTCCGAGATCTGGCATCGTAAGTAATAAAACCATTATCGGAATCTGCACTTTCAAAGACCACTGCACTGCCAAAGCTAATAGAAGTACCGCTTACAGTTCCTACAATAGCTGTTCCATATCCAGAGTTGCCATTGTCTTGATAGGCTATAACAACCTTTTGGGCATTAGAGTCATAAGTGGCTGATGTATGATTAGTCTGGTTACTGGCACTAAACACTACAGGCGCTCCAAAACTAATAGATGTGCCACTAACAGTTCCTACAATCGCTGTTCCATAACTTAAATTGCCACCATCTTGATAGGCTATAACTATTTTCTGGGTATTAGAGTCATAAGTGGCTGAAACATAATTTGTGTCTGCGCTTTCGAATACTACTGCGCTACCAAAGCTAATAGAAGTCCCACTTACAGTCCCAACTATAGCTGTGCCATATTCAGAGTTGGTATCATCACTGTAGGCTATAACTATTTTTTGGGCGTTAGCAGCATAAGTGGCTGAGATGTACCTAGTATCTGCACTCTCAAAAACTACAGGCGTGCCAAAACTAATAGATGTGCCACTAACAGTTCCCACAATAGCTGTTCCATAGCTTGAATTGCCAGAATCTGCGTAAGCTATAACTATTTTTTGGGCGTTAGCATCATAAGTGGCTGAGATGCGAGGGACAGTTGCAGCTTCAAAAACTACAGGCGCACCAAATGAAATAGATGTGCCACTAACAGTTCCTACAATAGCCGTTCCATAATCAGAGTTGCCACGGTCTCTATAAGCTACAACAACCTTTTGGGTATTAGAGTCATAAGTGGCTGAACAATGTCTAGTATCTGCATTTTCAAATACAGCAGGTGTTCCAGCCACAGCCCCACCACTTGCTCCAGAAATAACACCAACAGTGCCATCGCTATTGACGATAACAGCATCTCCAGTGGCTAACGCACCAGAGGCGATAGCACGAACCTCACCATCTACAGGGGCGTTGCCAATAAAGCGCATTAGCTAATCTCTTCGTAGCTTACGATAACTTCCAAGTCGTTTGCTGTGCCAGCAGTGACGGTGATGGAGCGATCTTCCTCAAGGTAAAGAGCTGTGTTCTTGTCAATAGCAATCAACGACGAGTCAGCCGGGACAGATGCAGTTGCAACCAGCGAATATGCTGTGCCACCGCCAGCAGCGGCGCTGTGTACATCTACAGTTACGTCGCAGGCATTTGCGCCATCGACATTGGCAATCTGGATCATGTTGACCTTAAATACCTTGCCGCTGGATGCAGCGTTGCTAACGACTGAAGTGGCACTTGTTGAACTTAAAGCCACCATTGCCGACTTGGCAGTGATAGTGGCTACATTTACTACGTTTGGGGCGGCCATGGTTCTCTCCTATTAACCGAATACAATCGCCATAGCGATGGCTTTTCCTGTTGAAGCCGCTGCGTCGGCCTTGTCTTCGACAGTCTTTAATGTCGTGTCAAGATCGTCCCAGTTGCCATTTAGATAACCACCCCAAGCGTCTTCGTCGCCGCCCACGGTTGGCTTATTCCAAGAATAATTTGTCGTTGTCGTAGGCATTACGCGGCCCTCTCTAAGTAGTCTGCTTCTGTCCAAGTCGTAGATGGATCAGACGCTTCTGTCCATATGGTTGTCGGTTCAGGTGCGTCTTCCCATTTATATCTCGCATTTACGGCTGGCGTAAATTCAATATTATCGGAAATTGCAACATTTCTTATCCTGATATACCCCATATCGGAAGAAATTGAAATAGCAGCGCTTGCAGAGGCAACCACGTCGTAAACACCGCGCGCAGTTGTGGTAAACTCAATCGCTGTTGAAGACGAAACATTCCGCGCAACTCCGCCCGCAACGCTAACGGCAAAAGTAATGTTTGCAGTCGCGCTTGCATCTTCTGTGCTGCGGTTTTCGCCGTAAATATACGAACCGTAAGTGTTTAAACCGTAACCCGGACGGAAGCCCGGTATAACTTCATAAGTAATGGCCGACACATTTGCAATGCCGCCAAGGCTTACATTGGCCGACGCATCAACAACGCGAATACCCGTCGGCTGTGACGAAACAAACGCAATGGACGTTGAGGATGACGCGTCAACAATCGTAACAGCAGACGCAGAAACAGAAACGCCAATAGACGCGGAAGCCGCGCCCTGCGTAGTCTCAGGCTCGCCGTATAACCCAGAGTTAAAAACACCTGAGTTATATGTGGAGCGCAAGGCCATTAGCTTGCCGTGATGTCAAGGTCGCCCGTTGGGATGCGGAATACATCGCCATCGTTAATGGCTTTGGCGGTATCAAGGGCAGAGTGAATAATCATATTCCCGCCAGATGACGCGTCCATAATGCCAATCCAACCAACTGTACCCCAGTTGCCGCCGCTTGCAGCCGGAAACTCAATGGATGCAGAGTTAGAGGCAGTGTCGCCGGTAACTGTAAATGTAGCAGCGACGCGGGTGTAACCATTGCCAGCCACTTCAGTGCCAGCTGCGCCAGTGTCAGTCGGGTCGGATGTAAACAAGCCAACATACCACGCCGTCGGGCGGGTAACGCTACCCGTCGTCAACAAATATTGCAGTGTGCTTGTCTCGAAAGCGTTAGTTAAAGACATGGATTTCTCCGATTAGATATATCTGTGACTTCTATACACCATCATGCAACTAATAGCTAGTCACACGCATTCTAAGGCCAGAACCAGCAAAACGAGTGTCATCCGACGCCTTTTGCATCGACTGCATAGCCGCAGAATAAAGCGCAGCCCAAGTCTCCGCCCGAGCGTCATCATTCAAATATGGTGCAGCCTGAATTAGCGAGCCATACAAGTAAATATCCGGCGCGTCAGTCAAAAGCCAATTTGTTGTGTTGCTATCACTCAACGCAGGCGTTTTGGCGTAATACTGAAGCTGCATTTGATACTCAGCGGCAGGCGTTGGGAAAACCTCAATGGTATCGCCAATGTTTGCGTAAAACTTTGGAATGCCAGCAATGTCAGACGTGTTTTGACGATACTCAAGCATGTCATCGCGAGAAACCAACTCAAGGCGATACGTCGTGCCAGATGTAATGCCAAAGCGTACAGTCTCAAGCCAATCAGCAGGCATCTGCACATAACGACTATCAAGCGTAGCATCAACGCGGTTTATCATCTTGTAATGCCGTAAGTCACGATTAATGCCTGCCTCAGTCAAGCTGATAAAATCAGGAATAACCGATGTAAGATCATCGCGGTTCAGCCAGTTGGCTATGCTAGACTTTAGCTCTGCGTAAGTTGTAATTGCCATTAATTGGCTCCAGTTACTTTTAAGTACCGCTCAAACAAACCCGGAACGGAAGCCAAGCCAGACTGATTTAAGAAATCAACATATTCCGGATATAACGGGTGGCTCTTTATCGCCTGCTCCCTGACCAGCGCTTGCTGATCTGCAATCATTTGGTCTCTATTTTGCGCGGCAGGAGTGTTAATTGCCATATTGCCGCCAGACGCAGGAATAGCTTGAGGACTTGGAGGCAATGTATAACCCGGAATGCCTGTCATGCCAGTGCTAGGAGCGCTGGCTTGACCCATAGGATCAATACCAACACGACTACGGTTTGCCATTTCCATATCAGATAGCTGACTACCTAAACTTGGCGTCATCTGAGCGACACGACTACGATTTGCCCTTTCCATGTCGGACAGTTGGTTATTTGCCAACAAGCCCGGCTGAGCCATAGGTGCGCCGCCGGGTGTAATGCCCGCAGCAGCGGCTTTAGACTGTGCAGCCTCTTGCTGCGCTACACCGCCAGCAGCATTTAAACCACCGCCGTCAAACAAATCAACGTACCAAGGCACATACTCTCGGGTCTGCTCGTTAAAGTAACCCGGCAAGCTATCCTTGTTTGTAATGCCAATCATTTCATCGCCAATCGCGCCAGCTTGCGCCGCGCCGCGTGTACCTAGCAAAGACTGTAAACCGCCAAGCCCAAGCTCTTTGCTGCGCTTTGATGAAAGATCGCCTAGAAAATCAAAAATGCCCATAACTTACTTACCGTATTTTTTCTTCAAGCAAGTGCCAGCGCGTTTGCAAGCGGTGGGGGTGGGGCAGCCTTTACATGGTGTCATAATGTCAATCCTCATTTTTCTGCACATTAGCACATTTGTTTGACAAAGGCCATGCAGGGTGTATTCCACGCAATATCACAGTTCACCTAAATCATCCATAATCTTTTCCATGCGGGAAGACAGCTTCCAATGGCCAGCGCGCCAGCGGGCCGCAAACTGCGCTTCCTCTAAACTCAAACCCTTACCGATGTAAGTCTTAATCCATTGATTCATACGGATATTCTTCATTCTAGGTGACAGCTTATAAAACGGAACTGGCTTCATGCAATGCCTTTCAAATTACGCTTGAGTGACTGCCTCCAACTTGACATTGAGCCGGACAATGCAGTCGCAGCATCGCTGGCCATCGTCAGACACAAAGCATCAGCAAGGTCAGGTGACTTCAACCCACGCTTGCGCATCTCATCCTTGCTCTCAGCTTTCATCTTGCCAGATGACGTGAAGCTGTACCGGATCGCCGTCAACTCAGCCAACAGTTGCTCATTCTTCGGCAACTTGCACGACCGATCCTCAAGCCAACCCTTCGTCTTAAACCAAAGCTCACTGCGCAAGTTCATATGCGTCTTACCCATAGCAGGTGCCTCGCCAACATTAATCCCACGCACAGGCGCACCAAGCTCGCGCAACCTGTCAACAACGCCGCCGCCAACGCCAATACTGTCAACCAATATCTCTTTCGGACGCATGGACGGCGGCAAGCCTTCATACTCAGCCATCACCCGGCCAACAGTCTGCATCAAGTCCAACCCCTGCCAGCTGGTGATCTCAGTCACAACATTGCCATATCGCTTGCACAAAGCCGTCTTATCCGTACCAAAGCGCGCAACGTCCAAACCCCAGATAGGCTTCTCATCCGGCGTCACCTCAATGTCGCGATGGATCGCACTCTCAACCAAGTGAAACGGAATGATCGTGTCATCATCCGCCATCGGGAACTCACCAAGCACGCGGATGCGAAAGGCGTTGGATTCCTCCCCATATCTGGCACGCATCTCGTCAACAAACTCCTCGCTAACCAGCGGGCTGTCGATGCACGACCAACGCCGCGTCCACCAACTGTCAGCCATCCGCGTCTGACTTTCGTAAAACGTACCGCTGGAACGCGTCGGGTTACTCAGCAAAATCGTAGTCGCCGCGTGGCCAGACATCGAACCAGCAGCGGCCTCAAACACCTTCTCAGGCACACCAGAAGCCTCGTCCACAACCAACA